GGACGAGCCACAGATTCCTCCTGCTTATTGTAAGGCTTGTAAGCATGACCTTTGGAGTACGCCAAGAACGTGCGGTAAGTGTACCAAGCAAGAAGATGGGAAACCAAGTATGTACGAGCCAAAGGACGAGCAGAGCGGAAAGGAGTAGGTGAGATGAAACTATACGGTGGTATACGAATAGGCGATGACGTTATCGGAATAACTCATATGCCTGATAGAAAAAGACCGTGTCTCTATTATCAAAATGGCAACGTAATACATCCGCTTGCATACTTTACAAGCGATGAACACGCAGACTTGTTTTGGGAACAACTTCAGAGGTTTACGGTAAGACAGACGGATTGTCCGTGGAAATAAATGAACGCAAAAGAATTTCTTAAACAATATGAATATGCACACAGAAAGGCGTTGCGGTACAAAGCAGAGTACGAAGCAGAACTCGAACTCGTTGACTCGGTGCGGTCAACACTCGGAGGAGACGGGATGCCACATGGATCCGGCATAAGCAGGAGAGTGGAAGACCAGGCCATCCGATTATCCGATAAGGCGAAACGGTGGAAGGATGCCGAACTTGAGGAGATCGCCCGCAGGCAGGAAGTCTTCGGAGCGATACATGACATCGATGGCACCGAAGGCGAGATACTGTATGAGCGGTATATCAATCTGCGCAGATGGGAAGACATCTGTGTCCTGGTGCATCTTTCGTGGAGGCAGACTCACCGGCTGCACCGCAAGGGTCTGCAGATGATCGAAAAGAGGGCATTGAATGGCACACAATAAGAAGATAATATGATATTGCCAAAGGTAACACGGTAAATGTTTACTTCATCATTTTTCAATACTCCTTTCTGCAGAAGTGTCGGCGTTGGTAGCACCGGCGCTTTTGTTTTGGTGATAATTATGGCTAATTCAGAAAACCTCAAGAAGGGCGTGAGGATTAGCGAGGAATTAGCGAGGGAATACCAAGCTAAGTCTGCAGAGTCCAGAAAGCGCAACAACAAGGAAAACAAGTTAATAAAAGACCGTATTCTTGAGCGCATGGGAGAGAAGGATTGGGACACGATGATAGACAACCTCATCGCAAGAGCGACAGAGGACACCAAGTCCTTTGAAGTCCTCAGGGATACGATAGGACAGAAGCCGAAAGACACACTTACTGTCGAGAATGAAAACATAGTGGTGAGACTGCATCATGACGATTGACATATACCCGGAGATCTTCAATGATGCCTTCCTGCCACATCTTACGGACTATCAGCACCGCTTCGAAATCTATTACGGAGGAGCGGGCAGCGGGAAGTCCGTTTTTATTACGCAGAAGATCCTGATAAAGGCGCTGTCCCAGAAGCGCAAGGTCCTCATAATGAGGAAGGTCGGGTCTACTCTGAAGGATTCCTGCTGGCAGCTCGTGCTTGATACGTTGTCTCAATTCCATGTTCTAGCCCTCTGCAATATCAATAAATCTGTACAGACCATCGAGCTGCCTAATGGGTCCATCTTCCTGTTCAAGGGCATGGATGACTCGGAGAAGATAAAGTCTATTGCGGGTATCACGGACATATGGGCTGAAGAGGCGACAGAGTTCACAGAGGAAGACATAGAACAGCTCAACCTCAGACTCAGGGCGAAGACGGACGGTCTGCAGATGTATTTCAGCTTCAACCCTGTGTCAAAAGCGAACTGGGTGTATCGCAGATGGTTCAGAGATGGTGCGATCATACACGATGACACCGTCATACATCGGAGCACGTACAGGGACAACCGATTCCTGCCGGATGCGTACATCGAGACCATCGAGAAGATGTCGCAGACCAATCCGACATACTACCGCATCTATGCGCTCGGAGAGTTCGCATCACTCGATAAGCTGGTCTTCAACGGATGGAGGACCGGCCGCATCGAGGACACGCATGACTGGTCACTGCTGTGCGGTCTCGACTTCGGATTTACCAATGATCCGACAGCCTTTGTGGTCTCGTTTCTGAAGGACAACACTCTGTATGTCGCAAGGGAGTATGTGAAGACAGGCCTGCTGAATGACCAGATAGCAAAGGTCATCACAGAACTCGGTTTCAGCAAGAGCACCATCATAGCGGACTCTGCGGAAGTCAAAAGCATCGAGGAATTGAGAAGAGCGGGGCTGTACCGCATATACCCGGCAACGAAGGGGCAAGGCTCCATCCTTCAGGGCATCCAGAAGCTGCAGCAGTATGACATCATCGTGAATCCATGCTGCGAGCATGTGATAACAGAGTTACAGAATTACGCCTGGAAGAAGGACAGACAGTCGGGCGAATACATAAATGAACCGATAGATGAATTCAACCACTGCATCGATGCATTAAGGTACAGCCTTCAGTGCATCGACAGATATAAGAGACTGACAACGGTCAGTAAATCGATATTAGGACTGTAAGGAGAAGACATGAAGTATTATTTCTCACAGGACAGAGTCCTCACGAAGGATATCATCAAGAGATTCATCGAGAAGGACGGAGCGGAGAATGCAAGGAAGACAAAGCTGTACGACTACTACAAGGGAAAGCACAGCATCCTTAAGAGAGCGTATGAGGATGCATCAAAGCCTAACAACAGAGTAGTCAATCCATACGCCAACTACATCACAACGATGATGACAGGATACTTCATAGGCGAGCCTGTCGAGTACACTTCCGAAGACGAGCAGATGCTTGAGGCTCTCCAGGAGATATTTGAGTACAACGATGAGCCTTCCGTAAACAAGGAGATCGCCAAGTGGCAGAGCATATGCGGTGAGGGTTACGACATCGTGTACATCGACAAGGACGGGAACACCCGCTTTAAGGCGATGCCGTCAATCGGCATGATCCCGGTCTACAACGATGACATCGATGAGGACCTTCTGTATGTCATCAGATACTGGAAGTCATACGACATCGAAAAGGACATGGATGTCAACTATGTCGAAGTATACACAAGGATGGACATCACCAAGTATCAGGACGATATGGGCGGACTCCGTCAGCTTGAGCAGAAATTCCATGTCTTCGGGCAGGTGCCGGTGACACCGTATTACAACAACGCAGAGTGCCAGGGCGATTTTGAACTTGTCATATCGGAGATAGATGCATATGACAGCTTTGAGTCAGACTCTGTCAATGAGGCTGACTACTTCGCAGACTCATACCTTGTACTCAGCGGTATGGAAGGTACTGAGTCTTCAGACATCGCAGCCATGAAGGAAAACCGTGTGCTGATATTCCCTGAAGGCGGAACAGGCACATGGCTGACCAAGACGGTCAACGACTCATGGATAGAGAACGAGAAGAAGCGCCTTGATCAGGACATCCACAAGTTCAGCTTCTGCCCTCCGATGACGGATGAGAACTTCGCTGCGAATGCCTCCGGTGTAGCTATGAGATACAAACTGCTTGGACTTGAGGACAAGACAGGCGTCAAGGAAACGGAGTTTGAAAAGGGCCTTCGCAGAAGGATAGAGCTGATATACGGCATCATGCGCAAGGTCAACGGAGACATGGCGTATCTGGACATCAACATCGTCTTTACGAGAAACCTTCCGCAGGATCTCGCCTCACTCGTTGACACTGTTGTCAAACTCGACAATGTCATCAGCGATGAGTCAAGGCTTGCGCTCCTGCCTCTTGACCTTGATGTCAAGCAGGAGCTTGAGGCTGTCGAGGAAAAGAAACAGCAGAACTATGCACTCTTCAGTTCAAACTTCAACGAGGTGAGCGATGAAGAAGTCGAAGAGGAACGCTAAGAAGGCCACAGCCAAAAGGGTCTCAAAGCGCAACAACAAGTATTGGCGGGAGCGGGCCATACAGCAGGAGGCAGGAGTCAACAACCTTTCTGAGGAGACTTCGCAGAAGATAGCCAGGCTGTACAGGCGGTCATACCGAAGGCTGACCAATGAGATCAACGCACTTTATGCGGAGATCCTTGACAACAGCATGGAAGACCTCACCCGCACCCAGCTGTATCAATTACAACACTATACTGCACTGCGTGATGCAGTGGCGAAAGAAGTAGAAGGGCTTGCATCCGCACAGGATGAGGCTCTTTCTTCTTTGCTTAATTGGATCGCCACAGACACATACAAGAGCAACCTCAGGGAATTCGGTCTGGACTTTTCCCTTGTTTCGGAGATGTCCGCAAAAAGCATCGTGACGGAGAACTGGTCCGGCATCAGCTTTTCCTCACGGATCTGGAAGAACGCCCAGGGATTCAATGTGCGTGTCATGGATGATATAGAGTCCCTTGTCATAGGTGGGAAGATGCCTTCTGACGTTAAGAAGAGGCTCATGACGGATTTCAACGTCAGCTATCACGAAGCTGACAGGCTTATCCGCACGGAGTCATCGCACGCCTACAACAAGGCGGCAAAGGACTCATACACTGCAGCGGGTATCGACATGTGCGAATATCTCGCTGAAGCAGACTGTTGTGATATCTGCCGGGAGTACAAGGGCAGGAGGATGCCTACGTTCGCATTCCCTGAACTTCCGATGCACCCAAACTGCAGATGCACGATAGTACCGATAGTCGAGGGGTTCAGATAGGACAACTCAGTAACATGGGGCGGCTCAAGGCCGTAACAGGAGGAAACAAATGGAAAACGAAAACATCAATACAACCGAAGAGCAGAAGGAAGAGGCGAAAACTTACTCACAGGAAGAAGTACAGAGTCTTCTCCAGAAGGAAGGCGACAGACGAGTCACCGAGGCCCTGAAGAAGAAGGAGCGCGAGATCAAGGCACTTGAGCAGAGGCTTGCAAACGAGAAGACACTGTCACAGCTTGACGAGGAGTCAAGGGCAACGAAGGAAAAAGAGATCCGCATCGCTGAACTTGAAGCACAGCTGAAGGACTTTCAGACAGCACAGACCAAGAACGAGGTCATGAAGGTGCTCAACGCAAGAGGCCTGTCGGCAGAATTCGCTGATATGCTTGCGATCGGCACCGATGCAGAGGAAGCCCAGCAGATGATAGATGCTTTCGACAAGCTCTTCAAAAAAGAAGTAGCCAGGGAAGTGAAAGCAAGGCTTGCCGAGACTTCATCAGTCCCGCAGATAGCGGATGCGATGTCGGGCAAGATGACAAAAGAGCAGTTCAACGCTCTTCCGCTTGCAAAACAGCAAGCCATGTATAACGCAGACCCTGAGCTTGTAAAAGAAATACTTAGATAAGGAGAAAACAACAATGGGTACACTTTATAGCAATTTCGTACTTGAAAACAAACTCGAATCCGTTCTCAAAACTAAAGTAGACCTGATGAACTTCCTCACGCCTGATTACGATCTTCAGGGTGAGGCGGGTCTCACTAAGAAGGTTCACACCTACACACCGACCGGGTCTGTTGAAGATCTCTCTGTCGGCAGCGGCAACACACAGAGCATCGACGCCGGCTTCGTTGAGAGAGAGTACACAATTCAGACAACTCAGGGTAGATTTCCGTGGTACGATGAGCAGGCCATGCAGGATCCGGCATATGTTGACGCCGGTGTCAAAGGTATTGCCGAGATCATGGCAAACGACCTCACAACAAAGGCGATCAGAGAGTTCGGACACGCTACTCTCTGCAAGGTCACATCCGACTACTCGCTCAACGACTGCATCGATGCCATCGCACTGTACAACTACGAAGATGACAGCGACCTTTTCATGCTGATTTCACTCGGTGCAAAGGCTAAACTGCGCAAGGCTCTCAAAGATGAGCTGAAGTACGTTGAGGCATTTGCCCGCAAGGGTTACATCGGCAGCATCATGGGAGTTCCTGTATATGAGAGCAAGGCGGTCCCTGCCGGCTGCGCATTCATCGCATCCAGAGCAGCTGTCACAGCATTCATTAAACAGGGCGTTTCCTCAGAGCAGGAAAGAGATGCAAACACCAGAAAAAATACGCTTTATCTCCGCAAGTACATGGTAGTCGCACTCACAGATGCTACAAGGTGCATCATGATGGGCCCTGCACAGACAACTACAGTCACATGTGTAGCTGACAAGTCTGATGCAACTGTCGCCGGCGCTGCTGACACAGGCGCTGTTGTTTATGCATTCCAGGCTGACGGCACATTCATCGGCAAGGCTACAGCATCCAGCAACGCTTACAGCATCAGCGCTTCTGATGTTGCATCCGGTTGGACTGCCGGCACTTCTAAGGTATTTGTAGTATCTGAAAAAGAAGGCTGCTGCAATGTTGTAAAGGAAGCTACAGTACAGGCATAACCATTGAAGGAGGGTTATCATGGCAAAGATTGATACCCTGAAAACACTATTGCAGATAGATTCAACGCAGGAGGACCTTCTTGCCGCACTCCATGAGCAGTGCGAGGCTGAATACATCAGCAGAACGCACCAGAAGGAAGCGGACGAGAACATCGTTGCGGAGATGGTCATCGAGAGATGGAACAGACTCGGCAATGAGGGGCTCGGCTCTATAAACTACAGCGGGATCAATGAGACCTGGTACTCCGACTATTCGGACAGAGTCCTCAGACTCATACGGTCAAAGACAAGGATGGTGGCTATATGAAGCTTCACACGGTCAAGGCTCCGGTCACATGGACTACCAACGCATACGGTGAGCCTGTTGCGACTTACGGAGAAGGGCATCCGATTCTCATGCAGATAGGGTGGAATTCCGCTATAGATCAGGACATGAATGGCTCGCTGTACAGGGAGTATGACTTTGTGGGCCTTACAAGGGCCTTGCCGGAAGAAGGCTCCATCATCGATGACAAGTATGTTGTCGGTCATGTGGAGACAGGGCGGTGGAATCGTGTGTTCATGAAATACGCAGACGGAAAGGACCGCACTTATGAGTAGCGGGTCTGAGATCGCATCGAAACTGCACAATCTGCTTAATCCGGGCGGGGAGGGCTACACGGCCCTCTCTTCTGCTCTGGAGAAGGCGTGCGTCGGTGTCGAGGGCTCTGCAAAGAGGAAATGTCCTGTTAAGACAAGCAATCTCCGAAACAGCATCATGCATGTGGTGAAGATGGAGGAGTTTGCCGGTTATATCGGCACAAGCGTGCCGTATGCACCTTATGTCGAGATCGGAACAGGCATCTACTCATCTCAGGGAGATGGACGAAAAACGCCTTGGATTTATGTGGACCCGTCTACCGGAGAAAAGGTATTCACACGAGGATCCAGACCGCATCCGTATCTGAAGCCCGCTGTTGATGAAAACATATCTGCAATATTGAAATGCTTTGAGGGAATTTTATGATCACAGACATCGTATCGGCACTTGAGAGTGCAACATCGCTGAAAGTACATCCATTCTGGACCGATGAACTCAAAGAGTGCATCGTGTACGAATGGACTCCCCGAAGCGATGACGGAAACAAGCAAAGCGCCCAGCTTCTGATACGCATCAAGGCAAAGGGCATGGCTCGTGCCGAGAGCCTTGCCAAACTTGTCAAGGGTGCGCTCATCAGTCTGGGTGACGAGAAGAAGAATGATGCCTGGTGCAAGCAGAACGGAGGCGGCACCCTTAAGAACGAGGCAACAGGCTTCATTGACTACATCATGTATTTTGACCTTGTATTCAGGTCAGATGTTTAACAGGAGGACATAATATGTCAGATAAAATCGTACTTGGCAGCGGAAAGCTGTACATCGATACAATCTCGGCAACAAGCGGAGTGTACACCATTCCTGCCGATGCTACTATCGAGGCAAGCGCAAAGCTGCTTGGCTATATTCAGGGGGGCGCTACCCTTGAATACACACCGACATTCTACACAGTCAAGGATGACCTCGGCTATGTGTCAAGAAGATACCTCACAGAGGAGTCGGTAGTCTTCAAGAGCGGTATCCTCACATGGAACGCTGATGTCCTTGACAAGCTGTGCTCAACTGCAACAGTTACAAGCGCAACAGGCAAGAAGACCGTCAAGATCGGCGGCATTGAGAACTACGACAACCAGATGTACGTGCTTCGCTTTGTTCATGAGGACAACGCAGAAGGTGATATCCGTCTTACAGTCGTAGGCAACAACACCGCAGGCTTTGAGCTTCAGTTCCAGCCGGATCAGGAAACTGTGCTCAATGCAGAGTTCGAATGTGTTCCGGGCGTAGGCAGTGCAGGCGTTCTCGTGGTTTACGAGGAAGAGATTCCATCTTAATGATTACAGGGAGGGGAGGCTATATGCCTCCCTTTTCCGCTGCAAAAGGAGGCAGACATGATAGATCTTTCCAGTATCAACAAATTCTATGAGCTGAAGTGGTTTGACGGCACATCCGTATGGCTGAAGAAGCCGACAGAAGGGATGCTCCGCAGAGTATCTGCGCTTGAGGACAGTAATGAGATGGATGCCCTTGATGCGCTCAAGGACATAGTCATCGAACTTGTAAAGGACAACATGGACGGCAGGAAGTTTCCGCAGGAAGAACTTGATCAGCTCGATGCGGTCCTGTGTTCGATGATATTCAAGGACTACATGGAAGAGGTCGGGAAGCGCCTGGGGGAATAGAGATCCCATCTCTCCCGGCAACACCGGAGGAAAAGGAGACCGCCAAGTACACTGTGACCGGCACGGATGACATCCACCTGGTCTCATGGTATTCGGGCATGAATTTCGATGAACTGATGCAGATGGACTGCTTCACGTTCAAGATGCTCTTCCGGGATGCATACATCACAAAGATGAGGCAGACCGAGGAGGGAAGGGAATATTTACAGAACTGCTGGCTCATCAGACAGACTGAGCCGGACAGAGCAAAACTAAGAAGGAATTTTAGCGATGCTTGATTTAGGCACACTTAAGATTGGCGTGAAAGTCGATGCCGACTCCGCCAAGTCACAACTGAATGAAGTAGGAAGCGCAGTAACAGGCACCGAGAACAAGGCGCTCTCGCTGGCATCAAAAGCCAAAACGATGATAAAGGCCTTCGCTGCTGCATGGGCCGTCAAGGAGCTTGTCAAACTCGGCAAGGCGGCGCTTGATGCATATGCGCAGTTCGAACAGCTTGAGGGCGGTGTCAAAAAGCTGTTTGGCGAGGAGTCCTCAAAGCAGGTCATGAAGTACGCACAGGAAGCGTACAGGACCGCAGGACTGTCTGCCAATCAGTACATGGAGACAGTGACAAGCTTTTCGGCCTCGCTGATCTCGTCACTCGGAGGAGACACCAAGAAAGCCGCCGATGTCGCCGACATGGCTATCAGAGACATGTCCGACAATGCCAACACCTTCGGCACGGACATGGAGTCAATTCAGAACGCATATTCGAATTTTGCCCGCGGAAATTTCGCGCTTTTGGACAATTTAAAGCTCGGCTTCGCAGGAAGCAAAGAAGGTATGCAGCAGCTCCTCAACAAGGCGGAAGAGATCACCGGCAAGAAGTACGATATCTCAAACCTAAGTGACATCTACGAGGCCATCCATGTGATGCAGGAAGAACTGAACATTGCAGGCACCACATCAAAGGAAGCGGCGAACACCATCGAAGGCTCGACCAACATGATGAAAGCGGCATGGACCAACATGCTGACCGCCATCGGAAGCGGCAAGGGAGTCGAGGAAGCGACAACGAAGTTTCTCAACTCTCTCGGAACGGTAGCCAAGAATGTCGCACCTGTCGCATGGACCATCATCAAGGCACTTGCACAGGCGCTGATCAAGGCGGCTGTCTATCTGGTGAAAGCGGGCGCTGAAGCCATGAAGGAATTCATCAGCGGATTCATGGATGCGCATCCGAAGATAGCTGCAGCGGTCGAGACCATCGGCAAGGTGTTCAGCGTGGTGTTCTCGCCTGTCATCAACATAATAAAGACGGTAATCAAGGTATGGAAACTTCTGATGGGGCAGAAGAGCAGTAAAAAGTTCACGGTCACTGCTCCGTTCTCAGGTGCCATATCTTCAATAAAGAGCGTTTATGACAAGTGGAAGAACGTGCTCGGACAGAGGGCATCCAAGACCTTCAAGGTCGTGAAGGAAGGCTTTGCATCCGTGCTTGAAAGCATGAGGTCCGTATACAACAAGTGGAAGGACATACTTGCGCAGAAGGCCACAAAGACATTCACGGTCAAGAACAAAAAGGAAGGCGATGGACCCGGTCAGCGTATCGGTCTCAGAGAAGTGCCGTATGACGGATATGCGGCTACACTGCACAAGGGCGAGACTGTGCTGACTGCTGCCGAGACCAACAGATACAAGGCGATGCTGAACGCCGCCGAGGACGGCAAGACCATCAACGAGGGAAACATCACCGTAAATGTCTACGGATCCGACAACATGAATGTGCGTGAACTTGCGGCTGCAGTTGAGCAGAGGCTTGTCAAGATGCAGAAAAGGAGGACACTTGCATGGCAATAACTCCATTAGGCGAGGAATTCAAGAAATTCACTTTTGACGGAGCGGACTCCACCGACTTCGGCGTGCAGATACTCGGCGAGGGTACATTCAACGCACCGAAGAGAGTAGTCGAGTCGGTCTATGTTCCCGGCAGGAACGGAGCGCTCCTTGTTGACCAGGGCTACTATGAGAACATTCCTGTCAAGTATCCCGCTCACCTCATTGCGGACAGCACCGGGGACTTTGCCGATGCGATATCCGACTTCCGCAACTTCCTGTGTTCCAGGCACGGATACTGCAGACTGCAGGATGACTACAACCCGGATGAATACCGCATGGCATCCTATACGGACGGACTCGATGCAGATGTCGATGTCCTGAGGGCAGGCAAGTTCGATATCGAGTTTGACTGCAAGCCTCAAAGGTATCTTGTGAGCGGAGAGGAGCCGGTAACGGTATCGAGTGGAGATACCCTGCTCAATCCGACAGAACATCCTGCAAGTCCGCTTCTTGCGATAACAGGATACGGAGATCTCAACATCAACGGCTTATATGACATCAATCTCTCGGATGCGCTCATCGGAGATGTTGCGCTGACTCAGAAGACGGAGTTCACCGGCATGGTGCAGACCGTAAGGTTTAACAAAAACCAGAAACTTCTGAATACAGGAGACTCCATAAAATGCGTTTACATCACGATGCGTGCACGCATCAAGCCGCTGAGGGCTAACGGATACACCAGCATCACGCTGACATCGGTATCGGACAGCAATCGCACCAACTTCTCATCGTATGGGTATGTTTATCCAAGCATTTTATCCGGTTCTGATCCGTACATACTGCTTACATCACAGGCATCGTGCTATTACGCAAACGGAACGGACACGCAGAAGACAAACACGGTCACGGTCACAGGAACGGTCAGCGATGGAAGCCAGACCCAAAACTTTACAGTCTCTTTCGATGTGACGATGGGCTATTATTCTGATCGCGTTTCTGCGTACTGGATCTACACGATACAGGATTCATACAATTATGTGACCGTGGACATGAACTCAGATATCAACACGATAGATCCGGTTATCGGCACATCGACCAAGTCTGTGCTTGGAGATCCCACATATATCGACTGTGATGCGGGCGAGGCCTACCAGATAATCGATGACGAGCCTATCTCACTGAACAGATACATCGCTCTCGGCTCGGACCTTCCGAAGCTTCAGAGCGGCGAGAACACGATAACATTCGATAACACGATAACTGAACTGCAGATAATTCCGAGGTGGTGGAAGCTATGATTCCTATTTTGTATGAGTCGAATGAGACCTCTTTCACTTCGAACGGATTAGGCAGACTGCGGGATTGTATTTCCTGTAAGGTGACCGAAGAACGCAACGAGATCTATGAGTGCGACTTTGAATATCCTGTCAGCGGTTCGCACTTCGATGACATCCAACTCGGCAGGATCATAGCTGTCGAGCATGATGACTCATCGAACGTGCAGCCATTCGATATCGTGTCATATACAAGGCCTATAAACGGTATCGTCAGCTTTCACTGTCAGCATATCTCATACAGACAATCGAAGCTGACGACGGCAGGGACCAACATCAACAGCCTTGCGGATGCGTTCACGATGTTGAAAAGCTCCGCACCTTCAAATCCGTTCACATATTATACGGACAAGGACTCAACCGGTTACCTGGGCGCTGCGGACGGCATCCCGAAGTCAGTGAGGTCCATGCTCGGAGGCATCGAAGGGAGCATTCTCGATGCGTATGGCGGTGAGTATGAGTGGGACAAGTTCACAGTAAATCTGTGGAGCGCACGAGGCGAAGTGAAGGACATCACGGTCCGCTATGGAGTCAACCTCACAGACTACAATGAAGAGGTCGACTACAGTGAGACCTATACCGCTGTCGCTCCGTACTGGACCGGCGAAGGATGGGCGGGGCAGGACATTATCGTGACCGCTCCGATGGTCGACTCCGGTGTCACTCCGTATGACGGAAGGACAGCGTGTGTCCCTCTGGACCTCTCGGATAAGTTTGAAACACAGCCAAGCGCCGCACAACTGACGAGTATGGCTCAGTCGATACTTTCATCCACGCAGCCTCATTTGCCCGCTCAAACGCTGAATATCAGCTTTGTGAGGCTTTCTGACACAGAGGAGTTCAGTCAGTTTGCATCCCTTATGGAGTGTAAGCTGTGCGACATCATCAGAGTCGTATTTCCGCAGTACAGCATGTCGGGAAGGTTCAAGATCGTAAAGACTGTCTATGATGTGCTTCAGGAACATTTCGATGAGATGGAGCTTGGAACACTGAGCACATCGCTCTCTGAAGCACTTGGTATAAAAAGGTGATAACAATGACTAAAGAATTTTGGTACTCCGCTCTGTTGAGAGCGGTCAGAACTGTCTGCCAGACGGCGATCGCCACGATAGGCACGGCAATGGTGATAACGGAAGTTGACTGGAAGTATGTCCTGTCAGCTTCTTTACTTTCGGGGCTTCTTTCAATCCTCACATCGATAGCGACAGGCCTGCCTGAGGTAGACGGTGCGCACGATGATCCTGAGGACTATGACGAGGACGAGGAGGACTTTGACGATGAGCCTGTTATCGAAACAGACGAGATCAGCGTACTTTAAGGCACTCGGTTTCGGAGAGTACAACAAAGAAAACCTTTTGAAGGTCCAGAAGAAATACTTTGATGACCCGAAGGAATGGGACGGAGACTACGGAGTCCACAGCGATGCCCTCCTCAGACATCTCTGGAACATGCATAAATACTGCACGCACTTCAAGCCCGAAGAGTTCAAATGCAAGTGCGGTCACTGCACAGGCTATCCGACTTACATGAAGGCAAGAGAGCTGCAGCACATCGAACGGATCCGCACGCACTTCGGCAAGCCGATGATAATCACATCCGCTCTTAGGTGCGATTATTTCAACCGGAAGTGCGGAGGACTTTCCACGAGCTTCCACAAGCAGGGCAGGGCTGTTGACTTCTACATGGCAGGAGTGACGGACAGCTTCCATAATCGTCTTAATTCCATAAAGTACATCAAGACACTGCCGTACCATCATTACACATACGGCAACGGCATCAACTCTCTCGGAGCACATGTGTCAAGGCCCGGCATGGGCAATGCGCTGCACACTGATACGAAGTAGGTGATTAAATGAGCAAAATACTTAATATGGCTGCTTATCTGTCGTATCCGAAAGGAACGGCAAAGAGCAAATATGCATACAGAGGCGGAAGCCCTACAAAGGCATTCGGGGATGCACTCAAACAGGCATTCCCAAAAAGAAGCGGATGGTCACCGGCTCCGAGGAAAGGAGCCTCCTGCGATGTGGCTGTGGCCACTGTCGTGAGAGCAAGCGGAGTCGATAAGAAATATCCGAGAGGCAGATCAGAGCAGAGGGTCTACAAGAGCAGCAAATTTCAGAGAATCGTAAAGAAGAATGCGAGACCGATAGATTATGCAAGGCCGGGTGACATCGTCATCTATGACCGCACCCAGGGCGGCAGAAAAGGGCACACGTTCGTCTTCGGAGGCAACTGCATATATGAGGCCAAGAACAATAAAAGCCCTTCTAAAAGGTCCTATTTCCATCGTAACGGCAATCTGAAAAAGATGCGGAAGAAATACCCGAAGATAATCATCCTTCGTGAGAAATGAGGTGAGAGCATTGACAGACGGAATAATCGTAGCGGTGTTCAGTTTCGTGGGTGCGATGATAGTCGTACTTAAGCCGATACTGAGTCTGAATACTTCAATAACAGAATTAAAGGTCAGTATAGATGCTTTCAAGAATACCGTCAGCAAGCTTGATGACAGGATCACCAAGCACGGCGAAGAGATCGATGACATGAAGGCACAGCTTGTTGATCATGAAGCAAGAATCAAGAATCTGGAGAAGTAAAGCATGGAAAGAAAAATAGTAAATTTCACAGCTAACGGGCAGGATCTTGTCTGCCTTGAGCCTTTCAAGATAGCTTCAAAGGACATCAGATATGTCAAAGCGCACTTTGAACTCGGCGATAACTGGGACAGCTTCCACTCTGTCAGGGCGGTGTGGTGGAGCGACTATCAGACGGTCTCGACAGTTCTCGGTGCGGACGGCAGCGTATTCGTACCGTATGAGGTCCTTTGCAGAAGAAGTGCGGTCAAGGTCAACCTTGTTGGATCCATCTCGGAAAACAACGTGCTGACAGACAGGCTCCTCACTATTCCTATTGAGGCGGGCAAGGTGCTGGTCGATGCCAGGGCAGAAGGCGGTGAGACCGCACCGGTCACTTCCTCACAGTTTGAGCAGTTCATTGAGATAGTCCATGACGAGGTCGAGGAAGTCACCGGAATGACCGCAACGGCGGAGACACTTCCTGCCGGATCAGAAGCGACAGCGGAGTACAATGACGGCGTACTCAGTTTCGGCATACCAAAAGGCGATACCGGTGCTACCGGGCCTCAAGGCCCTAAAGGTGACAAGGGAGACAAAGGCGATAAGGGAGATAAAGGCTCCACAGGAGACAAGGGTGACACCGGAGCCACAGGACCGCAGGGTCCTCAGGGCGAGCAAGGCATCCAGGGCGAAGTCGGTCCGCAGGGTCCAAAAGGCGACAAGGGTGACACAGGCGAAGTCTCCCTATCAGAACTTGAAGATGCCACAATAGTACAGACCCTCTCCGACTCTGTTCCATACAACTACAGACGAACAAACGGTGGAAACGGAAGCGGTCATAGGGAATATGACGAGATAGTAGGGGCATCAGTGGGGTGGAGTCAGCTATGTGACTTTGCCGATGGTAGCATAACCGTAAATGACGTTACTTGGTCTACAAGTAGTGGAGTAATTACGGCAAACGGAACAGCGTCATCTATTTCAAGCGGTCCGCTGATTACTAAAGAATTTATACAGAACCACATATACTATTTGCGTGGTTGCCCAAGTGGTGGTTCTACGAGCACGTATTTTCTTGACACGGGTGCAAGTATAGGAATCGACATCGGAAATGGCGTTATCGGAAAATGCACACAAACAACGGCGAACAGATATGTTAGACCATATATCACAAGCGGAACAACGGCAAGCAACCTCAAGTTTATTCCGCAACTCATTGACCTCACCCTATTCAACTCACAGATCGCCGACTACGTTTATAGCTTGGAACAGAGTACCGCAGGAAGTGGAGTAACGTGGCTTAAAACACATTTCCCAAAACTGTTTGATAATGGCTACCAACCATACGATAGCGGAAGTATCAAGTCTGTAAGCGGACTAACAGCGCATGAGATGGTGGGGAAGAATCTGCTTATTCCTATAGCTATGGGAAATGCTGTATGGCCAGGTGCAGCAGGAACGGCTCTTCCTAACTTATCGGCAGATTACTCCACGTTTGAAAATGATGCGCTTACAGTTTCGCCACCGTTAAATTGGGTCGGTAATTCCTTTGCATCTGCAATACTCCCTCAAGGCGTTCAGTATAGGCTTACGGGTACTTTTACAAATGCAGACTTACGAGTAACGTTTTTTGCTCTAAACTCCGAAAATGTCATTACAAGAAATCTCGGTTATCCTCAAGCAGGTGAGGTGGATATTCCTTTTACACTTCAAGAAGGAGAAGTTAGAGTTGCTGTAAGCATCACAAAAAGCGATGGAAATAGTGTCACATTTGCGAATCCATCTATATCCATATCGGGCGAATACGAACCATATCAGAAACACACCTACCCACTCGACTCGTCTGTGACCTTGAGGGGACGGTATAAGCTTGATGCGAATAATGACCTTTATGCTGATGGGGATGTGTGGAAGAGTGATGGAGAGATTACACGGAAGTATGGAACAAGAGCATATCAG